GTCTATACGATCATCTTTTAATTTTTGTATAGCAATTACTCTTTTTCTTGGTTCCATATAATGTAAATTGGCACCAAAGAAATGATCTGAATTTGCTTTGATGACATACACGAGAGGAAATGTATCATAATATGGTAGATACTTCATCTTTGCTTTGTATTCAAAGAGGAATAATCTACCCTGTCTTGCGTATCTTCTTAATTGATTTTGATCTTTATCTTCTGGATTGTCTGTTCTATCTCTACGTTCATCTCTTACAGTTTTGTCTGGATTCTGTTTATATTCTAATGCCATAGAGCGAACAGTTTTTCTATACCACTGCCAAGTCTGTTCTTCGCCGTTTGTTTTTTCTTGAACTCTTTCAAATAGAGTATTATATCCTTTGCTTTTTTTCTTCTCTTCTTTTTTAAATCCTTTTGCCATGGGTTACACCCCCAAGTGATCTTCGGTGAGAATAAGGAATTGCATTTGTCTATCCTCACACCAGTCACTTGCGGCTTCCCATTTCGCTTGGTTTTTTAGAAACGTCAGAACTTTATCTTTGTATATTTTAGTTTGTTTCTTTGCTGGGGGTGGAGGAGTTGTCTGTTTCTTTGGTTTAATTTCAACGAGATACTTTTTAATTTCATTTGATTTTGTACGAACTTTAATATAGAAGTCTACATAATAACGATGAACCCTTCCATCAATAGGTGAACGATAGGGTATCACGACTTCCTCACTGCCCCACTCAATGACACTACTGTTTCTGTCACAGAATATCATGAACTTTCTTTCCCATAACGAACGATAGATTATATTCATAGGGTTACCCCTATATTTCGTGGGATTTATGGGGCGATAAAATCCCGAGTATGCCATAAATATAAATATAACTTCTCAAGGTATTTATTAGATGGGAGTTCAGGCTTATATACAAGCGATATCTAATGGAAGAGGGATGGCGAAGAGCAATCTCTATTCCGTTTACTTTGAGCCAGGTAGTAAAATAATCACTCACTTATCGTCAGCAACTGGTGGTGGATTTGGTGGTCTTACATCAAAGGTTGGAGGAACTATATCTCAAGTTGGTCAACGTGTTTTGATTATGTGTGATGAAGTTGCTCTTCCTGGTGTTCAAGCAAACACTAGTTCTGTAGTTCGCCACCCAGGAGCAAATCCAATAAACTATCCAACCAATCCTCTCTATACAGATCTTCAGTTATCTTTTATGTGTGATGCTGAGATGCAGGCATTGAATATGCTAACACAGTGGCATGAAAAAATTCATCAAAGAATTGGAAATAGTTATAGACTTCAGTATCCAGAAGAGTATGAGTGTGATATAACTATTGAAAAAAATGAAAGAAATTCTACATCCGAAGTTGGATTAACCTCTGCAATTTATAGAGTGCGTAAGGCATGGCCATATGCTATCGATTCGGTTCCTTTGTCTTATGGATCATCTCAATTAGTAAAAGTGACTGCTAATTTTTATTATAAAGATTGGGATGCAGAATTTTTCCGCCTCAATCCTATAACCTAAATATTTTTACGACATATTATTTTCTTTGGAGTAATCATGGCTTTACCAAAACCCCCAGTTCCTACCTATGAATTGGAATTACCATCGACAGGCAAGACAGTTAAATATAGACCTTTTCTAGTGAGTGAAGAAAAGATTCTTCTCATGGCTATGGAATCTGAGGATGAAAAACAGATTACTGCTGCCGTGAAAGACATTGTAAAATCGTGTATGATCACTAGAGGAATTAAGTTAGAAGATTTATCTTCATTTGATATTGAATATTTGTTTTTGAACATTCGCGGCAAATCAGTTGGCGAAGAAGTTCAAATGAAAATTACTTGTAATGATGATAACGAGACGCAAGTAGATTATACATTGAATATTGCGGAAATTAAAGTTCAAAAAGATCCAAATCATACAAACAAAATTATGCTAGATGATACCACTGGTATCATTATGAAATATCCAGGCATTGAACAATTTATACAAACACAGATTATGATGAAAGCTCTGAATGCGGAACAAGTATTTGATATTATTGTAGATTCCGTCTATCAAATTTTTTCTGGCGAAGATGTATACGAAGCAAAGACCACTCCCAAAAAAGAACTTGAAGAATGGTTGGGTGGATTGACATCTAAACAATTTGAAAAGATTAAAGATTTCTTTGCTACCATGCCAAAGTTATCTCATACCTTTACTGTTATGAATCCAAACACTGGAGTTGAATCTGAGTATACCATTGAGGGTCTCGTAAATTTTTTCGGGTGAGCATGTTCCATGATAATTTGGCTAATTATTATCAGTCAAATTTTAATCTAATGTATATCCATAAATTTTCTTTGACTGAATTGGATAACATGCTACCTTGGGAAAGAATTGTTTATGTTACTATGCTGAACAAGTATATAGAAGAACAAAACAATAAAAACAAATGAACCCAGAAGATTTAGATTTACCACAACCGCCTGAGGGGATACTTGATCCTCAAATACCCTGGTCTTATGTTAGACCACAATCCCCTCTGTGGAATACTCTAAAGGCTCGTCTTACTGGAAGACCTACGAATGGCGAGCACTATTCTTCGTATGTAAATTTAACAGAGGCAGATGCTGATAGACTGATTGAAAATCTAAAGAAAGATCCTCGTGGTTATCCTTCTTTAGATCAAGAAAGCGGCACTCCTGTTCAGTGGATGGAGAGGCAGCAGAAATATCAAGAGTGGTTAGTAGAAGAGTATCTTGAGAAACCATTTCGTAAAAAGGTAGATGCTAAAATAGAAGAAGCTGAAATAGATCGTTTAGTTAATCAAAGAAGAGAATCTAAAGTTAAACCAGCGACTCCTTTAATACCATCAACAAAACCTCCAGCACCAGAACCACAACCAGCGCCAGATCTTATACTTGATATTCCTGAAGAACCTAAAGTAGAATTAATACCAGAAATACCAGCACCAGTTGTTCAACCAGAACCAGAGAAACCAAAACCATCTCCATTGAGAGATGAGGATTTAACGGTGCCATATATGATGCCATCTAATGTCATGAGATCCATGGCAAAGTATGGTTTGGCATTGGATAAAGTTGGTAATGAACTATCAAAACAAAATTTTAAACTTGAGAGAAGTCTTGGTTATCTTCGAAGAATAGATGAAGATTTAGATGATGCTAAGTTCTTACTCGAACAAATGAGCGAGAACTATCAGGAAGCACTGGATGATTTTGAAATAGAAGAAAGAAAAAAAGCAGCAAGAAAAAAATTTATTGCTAATTTGACTTCTCCATTTAGAAAGAAACAAGAAGATAAAAAAGTTTTACAACCACCGCAAAAACTATCTCGCGGTGGAATATCCAATCAAGTATCGGAAGGAAAAATAATTCAACCAGGAATATATGATAATCCAACAGTGGGTAGTTTACCACCAGGCAGTGCAGTTATTCCATTGAATAGAAATTATGGCAAAGAGATTCTTAATCAATATAATCAACAAGAATATTTACAATCATTTACTGAAGTATTAACAAAATCAATTAGTGCTTTACTTGGTTCTGCAGTAGCTGTATATGGATCTACTCTTCGCACATTAGGTCCTCTTGCTGGTTATTTTAATAATTCTATACCTGGAATTATTGGTGCTGTATCATCTATTCTTGGGTTATCTCGCGGAGCAGTTGTAGATTTATTCGGTGGCCCTGCTTATGCAGGAACAACAGAAAATACGAAAGACTTAAAATCATTTTATAAGTCTTGGCGTGTTTATATGAACAATAATAACCTGTATTTCCCAGGTGCAGGTGGTGTATTTGGTGGTCCTCCAGCGCCAAAAGGAGAAATAGCAAAAGATATTCTTATCATCGGTCCTCAAGGAGAAGGATTGATGGGAATGAGTGGAACTAATGTGGGGCAACCTCCTGCTTGGATTCCATTTTCAAAAGATTCTGCTGGCAAAATACTCTACATATCTGGTTATGGTTGGCGTTGGGGAAAACAACACACTGGTATTGACCTTGCTGGTAACAGAGGAATAAAAATTATTACTCCTTTTGCTGGTGAAATATATGATGTAAATAGAGGAGCAGTAGAAGGAGACTCTGCAGCTGGTGGTGGGTATGGTAATTTAGTTGGTATTAAACACGACCAACCAAAGGCAAAAACATTTTATGGTCACTTACAAGATGTTGCTGAACACTTGCAGGTGGGAACTAAAGTAAAAGCAGGTGAAGTAATTGGAACGTTAGGCAACACAGGTAGATCTACAGGTCCGCACTTACATTGGGAAGTTTTAGTTGATGATAGAAGAATAGATCCTGTTCCTTGGACACATGAAAACAAACCAAGTCTTGCTGCTGGTGGTAATGTTTGGTGGAGGAATATTCAAAGAGTATTTACTAACAAAGGAAGTTTAAGCACTAAAGGAGTTCGTGCTGGATTTACTGGTATGGGCAAGGCAGGATTTGATGCAATCATGGGTGGAGATAAATTTAGATTGCCAACAAAAAAATCATTGATTGGTAGTGGATCTCAACCTGTATTAGGGCGTGGCGCATACTCCGCTCCTACAATTAAAGGTGCTTTAAGATATCAAAAACCTGGCGGAGGAGTAGTTAAAACTATTGTTCCTAGAGGAGCAGTAAGAAGTTCATTAATTGATATTATTGAACCACAATCAAGAGTAAAACCAGCAACATTTGATAAAGGAAAATTACTTGCCGATAGATTACTTTCGGGTGAATGGAAAAATAGTGCTCTAGCAAATAGACTTCGCCAACAATTAACATCTGGTCAATCAGTTCAAACTATGACTAGATTTTCTGGTCTTGGTAGAGGTGCAGCAGCTATGAGAGTTGGTAGTGTTCTTGCTAGAGCATCAAATCCAATTGGATTAGGAGTAACTGGAGGTGAATTACTTACACCTGTTGCTCTCAATCTTGCTAAGCAAAGAAGAGAAGCACAGCAAAGACGATTAAATCAACTTGTTCCTTCTGGTGCAGGAACCATGCCTAGTGATGGAAGCATCCCTACAATTGTTCCTACAAAATCTAAACCACAATTTATCAACATAGATATTCCTACTAGAACAATCATGCAGTTCACTCAGATGAGAGGTTTGAGATGACACTTAACGATTTAATTTTTAGTAAAGCAAAACAAACGAGAAGCGAAGCAGTTAGTTTTGAAAATTCTTTGAAGATAGAATTTGATTCTCTACAAGAAAAGAGTAATGAGAATATTATTAGAGTTAACGATCAAATAGATTTGTTAAATGAAGCAACCGAATTAGAAAATGAAATAGCAAACAAGACTGCTATAATTGCTGCAATGTTTTCTAAAAATGCATTGCTCGAAAATCTATTCTATGCTAAAGTAGAAGAAAAACTTTCTAAATTTCCTAAAAAATCTAAAGAAGAATTAATTCCTCCTTCTCCACCACCACAACAAACTCCACCGCCATCTTCCCCAACTAAAATGGCGAGTGGTGGAATAACACCAGGAAGAACAAAACAAAAACAAGATAATAATGATTTGATATCATACAATAATATATTATCTTTATCATTTGAAGCATCTGGAATTGCTGCTCTTTCTACACTGAGCAGTTTTATCAAATCAACAGGATCTCTTGGAGGATTTTTTGCCCCATACGTTAAGTCTATTGTTAGACCATTTGCTTTGACCATGGGTGTTGCTGGTAATATGGTTGACACCTTAATAGGAGGACCAGTTCAAGCAGCAACATTAGATTTAAAAACTCAACAAAGAGACTTTGGAAAAATTTGGGGCAAATTTTTATTGGATGAAAATTTTGTAAAACAATTTATTGATAGATCAGGAGGGGATTCAACCGATCCGAATAGACCCCCAGGATATGTGCCAGCAAGTTGGAAAGATGATCCAGAATTTGAAGCTGCATTAAATGAACTATGTAAGAAGTGGGGCATCAATGCCAATCATTTGTTAGGATTGATGGCAATTGAAACTGCATCAGCAAATATAAATCCAAAAGCAGACAACGGATCTCACGCTGGATTGATTCAATTTTCATATGGATTTATACAAAATACTGCTAAGATGACGGTAGATGAATTTAAAAATCTTAGTAGAGCACAACAAATTCCATATGTTGATAAGTATTTTCAGGCATATGGATTGCCTAAAAATCCAACAGCAGCTCAATTATATACATTAGTTTTTTTACCAGCGTTTATACCATATGCTACAGATAGAAATGTAGTATTGGCTAGTAATACTGGGTATAATTCTACTCCTATCGCCAACAAATTTAGCAAGCAGGAAATAATTGGTTGGTGGGATGGAAATCCTACATTACGTGGATCAAATCCAAATGATATTACGGTTGGAGATTTGGAAGATAGAATAAAAGAAAGCACTACAAGACTGGGATTACCTTTTGAACTTGGAGGCATTCAAAAAGCACCTATGTTTGGATCTGTTCCATACTTAATGTCTGGATCTGAAAGTGGTTATGATGCTTTCATTCAAGGAATGCCAGTAACATTACATGGTCAAGAAGTTGTTGAACCAACCGAAGAAGGATTTAAAGTGTATCCTGTCAAAAATAAAAAATATGATATCTATAAAGATCCAGTTGGTGTTGCTGAAAGATGGAAGCAAATCGCTTTGGGATCAAACACACAAAGAATTAATCAATATGCTTCTGGTGGGTCGGCAGAGTTTTGGAAAGTTGCTGCATTAGCATCTAAAGAAGATAGTTTAAATCCACAGGGGCAAGCAGATGTTGCTCAATCTTTATACAATCGTGCCGCTATTGGTTCTTATCCTGGTGGTAAAAGTATATCTGGTATCATAACTGCTCCTGGTCAATATCAACCAACCTTTAATAATGCTGCTAAATGGAAAGCAATAAGTGATAGAAGATCTGCTATTGCTGCTGCTGGTAATGCACAGAAAGTTGACATGGCAGTTAAATCTATTACAAATCCATTACTTCAAAAAGAAGCACAAAAATTTATTGGTGGTAGAACAGATTTTATGGGGGAAAGTCAGAAACCATATATGAAACCAGGAGATATTACTAGAGGTCCTGGATATAATTTTCATGGGTGGTTTTATGATGCTAAGTTGCCTAAACCAGCACCTGTTCCTAACATGGTTGCAACGCAGACAAGAACGATCGCTTCACCTACTAAATCAAATACAAAGGTAGTTGTAAATAGGATTAATACTGGTGGTTCACAACCAAATATTTTACAGCAAGCACAAGGAGCAATAATTCAAATTAGTAATATGATTTTCAATCCACACAGACTTAGACAAGAGAATAGATTAAGGCGTCTCTAATAAATACTTTTAATAGATAGGGCAAATAGATGTTTGGAACCGAGAGTGCGAAACCAACGGGAGGGAATAGTCTTGGTGGTATTATAGCATCTAAAGCATTCCAAACAATTAAGGAAGCTAGACGTAGTGATAAGAAAGAAAATAAAAAGAAAAAACAAAAGAGAAAAAGTAAATCTCAAAAAAATTCTCCACAATCTAATAGTGGGGGATTACTTTCTGGTTCTCTAGGATCTCTTACTAGTTTATTTAAACCAGATAAAGGAAAACCAGAAGAGGTAAAGAGTAAACAACCAAGAACTTCTGGTGGTTCTACAGGTCTTGCGAAGATATTAACACAAGGATTTGGATCTCTCACTGCTGATACTCTTGGATTAGCAAGTGGATTAGCATCTGTCACAAATATATTAAATCAACAATTAAAGGCGCAATCATTCACAGCAACTGGTGTTCAAACAATCACTAGTATTTTATCTGATCAGTTAGAAAATCAATCTTCTATAGTTTCTGGTGTAAAATCATTACGACCTGGGGGAGGAACAGGCAAAGGTGGCAAAGGAATGTTTGGATCTTCCAAAGCAAAAGCAACTTCTAATGATACATTAACAGGATTTATTGCTGCGGAAATTCAAAAAAAATTAGAGCAGTTAACTGGTGTAGGTGCTGGAGTATTAATAAGATCTGCTCTTTCTAGAGCTGGTTTGGCATTTGCAACCAATCCATTAGCATTAAGCATTACTGGTGGTCTTGTTGCTGGATATGTGGCAGGAGAAGGAGTTAAAAATAAAGATAAATTTAGTGAGGAATCAATAACAAATGACCCTGAAAAAGATAAAAAAATAAGAGAAAATCTTGCGCCTTCTTTGGGCGGAACATCACAGGTAAGGTCTCCAGCATATCTTCCCGCAGGAGATCCAAGAAGATGGAAATTTGATAACCCTGGCAAACCAATTCCACAAAATATACAACAACAATTAGCAGGGATGCCATCTGCTGGCCCTTGGGATAAGCGTTCTGAAGGAGGTGTTAAACTTGCTTCTGGTGCTATGATAGGTGAAGCGGGCAAAGAAGCAGTCGTAGATTTAAACTCAAGGTCTGCTCGCAACATGCTCAACCCTTCAGCAAGTGAAGGTGATCCTGGTATAAAAACTTCTGGTGCTGCTCTTCTCACTGGTGTCAGTCAATTTGTTCAGGGGTTGGATCCTCAATTACGAGGACCAGTATCGCAAGCAGTATCCCCAGACATTGCAGAATACTCTAAGAAATTTGGAGTGTCTCAACTTCTTCCTAATATAAAAATAGGTGGCGGTAAATTTAAAGAAGATGGAAACGCCAAAAAAACAAGAGATAAATTTCTACAAGATTTGATTGCTGGATCTTTGACCGCACTAGATGCTAAGAAAAAAGATGATAAGAAAACAGTAACTACAGGAACAACTCCACAAACAACCCAGCAACAACAGACGCAATCAAATCCAACAAACCCAACTACAGGATCTGTTTCTCAGAGGCAACAAAATCAACAGAGACAACAAAACGGATCTCAAAGACCCATGGATGGTCAGTATAAGGATGATACTAGAGGAGCAGATCACGGAAGAACGTCAGTCAACGAACCAAACATCACAGCAACTAATGTAAAACAAGGAGTATTTCCATTTGTTCATACAGGAGACAATCAACGATATAAAGTATTATTGAACTACACTAACGGAGATTATGAGGTATTTAAAGTTGGTGCTGGATTATTTGGAATGGATCAACCTGTAGATTTATCTAATCCAAAACCAGGAGGTCTCAATGAAGCCCTATTGCGAAGAGCACATAAAATAGTTATCCAAGCATATGAAAAACATGCTCCTGGTAGGGGAGCAACTGTCAAGTATATTTCTCCTGATAAAGCAAGAGAACTTCAATATCAACGTTCTCAAGCTAGAAACAATAAAGGAGAGAAAGGAGGAAACTTTAAACCAGCTCCTAGATTTGATGCGGGTGGTGGAGTTCAGAAACCTTGGTGGGATTTCTTGGGTCTAGTTACAGGCATGAAATCTATTGATCAAGGAAAGACAGGAGTATATTCTGACACTTTAACAGGTAGAATGGGCAATAGAACAGCGACTACCAACAAAGCCATAGAAGAAATGCTTGGTAGAAGTAAAGGTTTTGCAACAGGAGGATCTCTGTTCACTCCAGAATCTGAAAAGGCGATGACATCTTTAGAATTAACTAAAGAAGTTCAACATTTAAAAAATGTAACGAAAATATTTGGATCAACAGTAATTCAAATAACAGATGTTCTTTCTGATGATGGATCGTATTCTGCTACACCACCCACACCAATTAAATCTGCACCTAAAGTGACAGCAACGCCACCAGTCGCTGCAACAGCAGAAGAAAATGTAGACACAGGATCTGCTGCTATTATTAATGTTATTGCTGGGGGTGGAGGATCTCAATCCATTCCAATGACCTCAAATAATTCTTCTCAAACAACTGTTGACTATATAAATGATCCTTGGCCAGCAGGATTAGCTGGTATTGTATGCACATCCCCATGGAGTGTAGTCTAAATGTTAGATCTAAACGCACAGGTAAAGAAAGTAGTTCTGACCGATATAAAAGGTAAAAAACATTTTTTAACTGGGCAGAATCCAGAAGCACAGATTAATGGCATCAGAATATATGAAAGCATTGAGTTGAATACAATTGCAGCGGAACTAGAAGTCGTGGATACTGCAATTAACTTGATTGGATCACTTCCTATTGTTGGAACAGAGACAGTCGAAATAGAAATGGTTGCTCCTAATATTTCACAAACAGTTTATAACTGGAAGTTTGTTGTTTATGGTGTAAGAAATAGAATAGTATCTAAAAATATTCAAATCTATGTTTTAGATTTATTTTCTCCCGAAGCCTTGAGGAATGAAACTTTACGAGTTGGTAAAGCAATAGAAGGGTTTGGTAATGAAATAGTAAATCAAATTTTGAATGGATATTTGGAAACTAAAAAACCATTATCAAGTGAGACATGCAAATATAAATTTAAACAAATACCAGCATTAAAAAGACCATTTGATGTGATAACATCTATGCTACCAGAATGTGTTTCTTCCAGTGTAAAGACACCACCAGCATCTTCATCTTCTACAACCAAATCTTCTTCGTCATCCAGTGCAGAAGGAGGAAAGACGGAAGCAGCAACAGCAAATAATGCAAAAGTAATTTCTGGGTCTGCAGGATATATGTTCTTTGAAACATATGATGGATATGTTTTTAAATCTATAGATGCATTAATAAAAGAAAATCAAAACAAACACCCACAATATGTTTATGGAATGGCACAGAATGAAGGTTCTGATGCACAAAAAAATTCTTATTTGATTTTGAATTATGGATTTGGTAGTCAAGAAAATATGTTGCAGAAGATGAGATACGGTGTGTATTCATCGATGATATCTTTCTTCAATCCATCTAACTTAAGTTACGAAGAATACTTCTTTGATTTAAGTAAAGAATATCCTAAGATGGTTCACTTGGGAAAAGATGAAGACATCCCATCTAACATTAAAAAGTTATCGAAATATCCCTCTAGAATTATGTGTCAATTTTATGATCATGAAACATTTCATACTGGAATTACTATAGCAGATCCTCAGATAGCACAAGGTCAAGGAGGAACACAGTATCCAGATTTCAGAAAACAATGGATGGCACAATCTATTAGTAGAAGTATGATATTGAACAATCAGGTGCTAAATATCACTATACCTATAAATTTTAGTATAAGAGCTGGCGATAAACTAAATGTAAAATTACCAAACACAGCAGTATCTTCTGAAAGAGAAAAAGAAAAGTATGATAAAAAGAACAGTGGGTTATATTTGGTGAAGAAAATATCATATGACATCACAAGAGATACCGATAAAGGATTGATCGCCGTTTGTAACGTGGAACTTATCAGGGATAATTTAGGAAGTTAGTCATGGAAAGCATTCAAAAACATATAGAACACGACAAAAAAATTGTAGGAGATGCTCAAGCATCTCCTCAACAAAGGAGACATGTAAAGCAAGAGCTAGAATCTCTTGAAAGATATCATCAAACACATCCTGATGATGACCATGATCCATCTCCATTAGAATTATATTGTAATGACAATCCTGATGCCTTAGAGTGTAGAATGTACGACGACTAACTATGTTATTACCTGAGTTAAATTTACCAGTTGGGTTTGCTGGCAAAGATGGATTCTACTGGTGGTTTGGTCAAATAGAAACTGATTCTGATCCTAAGAATTCAAACAGATATCGAGTAAGAATAGTTGGGCATCATGTAATGAGTTGTGATGCTGTATCTGTGGATGATTTGCCATGGGCAGTTTGCATGTATCCAGTAACGGCTGCAAACCCAGAAGGAAATAGCACATACACTCCAGCTAATTTACAGAAAGGATCGTGGGTGATTGGATTCTTTATGGATGGTGCCAGAGGGCAGCAACCAATTATTATGGGAACCCTTGGTAAAGTTACCAACTCAGATAAAAATACTAAACTTGCTAACAAATTTGGGAATGATGAGTGCCTAGCATTTAAACGTTATGTGCCAGACACTAATCC